ATTTAGTTACACTTGCGGAAGTCAAGGTATTTCTAAACATCGATCATTCTGACGATGATACTTTGCTTGATGGCTTGATCGATTATTATACGGCAGTCATCGAGGAGTATTGCGACCATGATTTTACTCAAGCGTCGCAGACTGAATATCTTGATGGCAGTCAACGGGATTTGATTGTCGGGAAATTGCCGGTTGCAAGTATCACGTCGATTGCTGATACCGAGGATGACGATGCGCTTGCCGATGCAGATGATTATGATTTTGATCCGAATGCTGGATTGATTTATCTGACGAGTAATTCAGGAATTTGGACGAGGGGGCGCCGCCGGTGGAAAGTGATTTATGTAGCCGGGCATGATGGCGCGCCGAGCGACGTGAAGCTGGCAACGTTCAAGCTTATCGCCGGGGATTACAGCCGAAGAGATTCAGGTTTGAAGTCTGAGCATCTTGGTGATTATTCATATATTCGGTTTGATGATTTCCCTGCAGACGTGAAGGTTATTCTGTCGAAATACACACGGATAACGATTTGATCGGGTTAATGAAATCGAAGATCGAAGTCCAACGCAAAGCGCGGGTATCGGATGGTCAAGGTGGTTTTACTGAGAGCTGGGCAACGATCTCAACGGAACGGGGGCGGATCCGACCAGCCAGCGCCGGTGAACAAATTGCAGGCGACAAAGAACAGGGGAGCGTGAGTCACATTGCGTATTTCCGACATCGGGCGGATGTAACAAGCGACTGTCGGCTTGTGCGCGGATCCGATGGATTAGTGGTTGAGGTTCTGGCGGTCAGACATCCTGGTGATGGTGATCGACATCTTGAAGTTAACTGTACAGAGGTGCAGTAAGTTGGGTATTCGGGTTACATGGAATGCTGATAAAGTTATTCAGGAAGCGAGCAATATACTTGAACGTGGGATGTTTAAGGCAGTTATCTTTGCTGAGCGAAAATGTAAGCAGCTAGTTAGTCGTGGACAACCACGGCGAGTTACGCCTCGAGGAGTGAGAGGACTTGATCCTTCCCGACCAGGAACGCCGCCTAAAGTTGTAACAGATACACTTCGCACAGCTATTGGGCATGAGGTAGTTAGACGTGGCGGCTATGCGCATACAAAAAAGATCATTGGATATTTAGGAGTGCGTAAAGGTCCTGCTGAAGATTATGGGCTTTATCTTGAGCTTGGGACATCAAATAAATCTGGCGGAGTTAAAATGGCGGAACGTCCATATTTGCGTCGAACGGTTATTACGTATCGGCATCGGCTTGGCAAACTAATTGTAAGCGGATGAGTGATTTCACAAAAGCGTTCTATACGCGATTGTCAAGTGATGCAACACTAATAGCATTACTTCAGACTTACGGCGGCAATCCGGCAATTTTCAGTGGTGATCTGGTGCCGGATGATGCTGAGCTGCCTTATATCGTTATATCGTCGCCGGTTGGTGATGAGCCGTTTGATACCAAGACGACACGTGGGCGCGAACAGATTCGTGATATTCGATGTTATGTTCAGGATGAGGGGAGTTCAAAGGCAATTGAAATTATTGCAGAGCGGGTACGAACATTATTTCATCGGCACACGCTTGCGATCGACAATAACACAACAGTTATAGCGTCAGCGTCTGGCGCAATTACAATGCCGCTTGAGGGCGCGCCTGGCGAGAAGATCGCCGGACGAGTGGTAACGGTCAGGCTTATAGCAATGGAGAGTTGAGATGGCTACTTTAGCGGTTCAGGAACTTGATGAGGATGGTATTATTCGGGATACTGATAGCGATATATTCGTTGCGGCAGCAACTGCTGGTGATGAGTATATCAATAATTTCCCAACAGTCCTTGTCGTAAAGAATACTGGAGCAGCGAGTCGAACAGTTACGATCACCGCACAGAAAACCTCGATCCGGGTTGCTGGATTTGGACAGGATATTACAATCAGTAATATCTCGTTGGTGATTGATGCAGCCGATAATCAAGACGAGGCGTGGGTCGTTGTACCTACAGCCGGTTATAATGATGGTGATGGCAAGGTTCAGATTACATACTCCAGTGAAACAGACCTGAAGGTCTGTGCATTCAAACTCGCAAACGTAGGTTAGGAGGTAAACATGGCAGAGATAAACGGCGCGGATGTATTGCTCCGCGTAAATACGGGCACATACGCCGTGCCTGTTTGGACAACGGTCGGATCACAACAAGATGTCGACTTCGGTGAGACTTCAGATATGATTGATGTATCATCGAAAAACAGTAGATCGCGAAAGTTGCTCTATGGTCGCTATTCGGCATCGGTGACATTGAGCTATCTCTATATTCCGGACGCGGCAGATTTAGCAGCATTAAAGGCAGCAATACGTGGCGGTACGGTGATGAAGATTCGCCGGCAATATTCTGGAACAGACATCGAAGAAGCAGATTGTCTTGTTGCTGATAAAAAGGATACTTTTCCGGATCAAGCTCCAGCAACTGGTAGTGTGACACTTGAGGTTTCAGGTGATTGGGCGGCAGTATGAGCGTAAAACTTGAGATCGGAGGTCGTGAGCGGGTCATCCGGTTTACGATGCGATCCTATGCTGGGTTGCAATCTGAAGCCAAGCAGATTGGATTGAAGCCTGATTTATCGAACCTTGATCCATCCAATATGCTGCACTTGACCGGTTTGCTTTGGGCTGGGCTCTTGCCGGACGATCACGATTTATCGTTTGATGAGGTTCTGGATTGGGAGACAAATCCGGCAATGTTTGCCGAACAGGTCGCGGAGGCATTCGGCAAGTCGCTGGGGGAATCGAAAGCGCCGGTCGAACATCCAGCGATAAAGCCGAAGCAGCGTCGGGCTTCGACTGGCGCGAGGCGTACAAATTAGCAATCCAAGCAGGAGTGCAGCCGTGCGATTTCTGGATGATGACACCGTTGGAATTTACCTTAATGGCGGCAGCATATACCGGTCGGGTGGAGCTGCAAATACAGGTATCAATTCAGCAGGCGTGGCTCACGGCTGTACTATCGCGGGCAAAGACCATTCCACCTTTGCATCGGTTACTCCCGAAGCAGAAACCAATAAAGGAGATCAGTTTGATTGATCGACAACGACAACATAATGAAATATGCAGGAGGTTAGATGGCTGATCTTCCACCATTGGGATCAGTGAAGGTTGATATAACTGCGAATATGGCGCAATTAGTGCGTGGCTTGAAAACAGCGCAAGAGAAAACTCGTGCGGCTACTAACATCATGGGAAATGATGTTGAAAAGTTAGGTAGTTCGGCGAAATATCTTGGTTCTGCATTCGATAAGTATGAAATAAATTTAGAAAAAGTAACGCGCAAGACTCGTAAATCCACCAAAGAGATCGGAGACGAGTTTAAGAAATCGCATAGCAAAATACGGGTATCTGCGAGTGGCATAACTGGGGGGCTTGAGAAAATGCGAATGGCTATTGCGCGTATTCGTAATGCAACCTTGCTTTTCAAGTTTGCATTAGCGGCTACTTTTTATGCTGTTACGCGCTTCGTAAAGGGGGCGGTTAGTGCATACAACCAGCAGGAATTAGCAGAACGTCAGCTTGCACAACGTATTAAATCAACGGGTTATGCTGCAGGAATGACGGTTGGTGAATTAAAAGATATGGCTTCCTCTCTCCAGAAGGTAACTACTTATGGTGATGAAGCTATTATCGAAATGCAAGGACTTCTGCTGACATTTACCAACATAGGGCGTGATGTAATGCCTGATGCTGTTATGGCTACACTTAATATGAGTACTGCACTTGGTCAGGATTTGAAGTCGTCGGCGCTTATGCTTGGAAAGGCTCTCAATGATCCGATATTAGGAATTACTGCTCTTTCACGTGCGGGGATTCAATTTACGGTTGAACAGAAGGAGATGATAAAGGAGTTAGTTGAAACTGGACAGACGGTTAAAGCTCAGCAAATGATACTGCAGGAATTTGAGAAACAGATGGGTGGAGCGGCTGAGGCAGCACGAGATACATTCGGTGGTAGTATTCAAGCATTAGCGAATGAGTTTGGTGATGTACTTGAAAAAATCGGAAGAATCCTCTCGGATTTTCTTACTCCAGCAGTCAATGTTTTACAAGGTGCATTTGAATTATTAAATAAGATATTTAAGGATACAAAGTCATCGATTGAGTTAGTAAATGAAGAATTATTCAAACAGCTTGGAATAATGGATGATATTGCTAAAGCATCAGAATACAGTTTATTCCTGGTATTTATCAATAAAACATTTAAGGACATGGCGAAGGCTGAGAAGGAGGCTAACAAAGAACTGTCATACTTTGATAAAGGGATGACAGAATTCAATAAAGCGATGGGAATAACTGCTGATAATACTGAAAAAGCAACATATACGGTAGAGGGTTTATCATCTGCGGCAACTATTAATATATCTGTAATGAAACGTTGGTTTGAGGAATGGCGAAAAGGAAACGTTGCAGAATCAATCAGGGGAACTGGAGGATTATTACCTAACATCGAGGATTTGCTTACATGGGAAGAAATTCCGATTGATACATCTTGGTTAGAACGATGGGGTGAGATATATCGTCAAAATCTTACTGATTCTGAAAAGTTGGCTTTTGGGATAGCTCACTTGAATGAAGTAATGTCGGAAGGTCACATGTCGACTGAATTGTACAATCGTGAATGGAAACGATTACAGGAAGAATTTGGTGAAACGGCAGAAAAAGTAGATAAGGCTACAAAAAAAATAAATCAGTTCGCGATTCAAGCTGCACGGAACATCCAGACCGCCTTCGCCGATTTCTTATTTGATCCGTTTGAGAAGGGATTGCAGGGAATGTTGGAATCATTCATAAATACACTTCGACGGATGGCGGCAGAAATGCTGGCTGCAAAGATATTGTTTTCAGTATTCAGTGGAACACCATTAGGTAAATTCTTTCCGAATCCTGCACCACAAGGATCTTCTATGGCAGGCGGTATGTTGGCTCCGGTTGGTGGAGCTGGTGATGTAACGGTTATGATCGATGGCGTTCAGGTTGCTTCGCACATCCGAACGCTTGAACAGTTTAACAACCGGCGGGGATATTGATTGCTGAGATATATAAAAATGGTATCTGGAATAAGCTGGTCTGGATCCAGGGGGACGATCCATTAGTTGTGATCGAGGTTGAGCAGGATGTACTTTTCAATTTCGTCAGTTCCTATGCTAC